TGGGGTGATGATGCTATACTTACGGGAGATCTTACAGGAGAAGGTGTATGACAGCAGACGAGGAAGGTTGGATTGAAGGGATGGCAGACTTCTATTTATCAATAGATGACGCATGGTCTAGGATCTTTGCAATGATACTAGGCACTAGACAACCTAACGATAAAGTTAAAGAAGAATTTATTTTTTTTATTAAAGAAAGACTTTCTGATGCAGGTATGCGCTTGACAGCCTTGTCGGAGGATGATACCATGAGTCTTTTCCCAGAGTTCTTGGAGTATTTAGCAGATGGTAAGGAGGCATCTGGCAGTTGACAAAACTTTTGTAGTAACTTAAACTTAAAAACTATTTTATAATTAGGAGTATTTTATGCCAGTAGTAACAGGAACAGCGTATTGGGCCAGCGTACTAACACCCAATACTAACTATGAGCCGGTCTATACTGTAAACTTAGTTGTGCCTGACGATATCGCAAAGGACTTCAAGGAGCGGGGCTTTACTATTAAAGAAATGAATGAGGGGCCAGCCCTTGTTATTAAACGTAAAGTTAACGGAGCGAAAGGACGTATCAATCCTGCACCAGACTTAGTTGACAGGGCTAAACAACCTATCAATGTAAGCGTAGGTAACGGCTCTACAGTCAGGGTACTGTATAAAGAATGGGCTTCAGAATATAAAGGAACTTTATTCAAAGGCTTAGACTTCTGTAAGATGCAGGTACTAGATCTTGTAGAGTACGGCGGTATGGATGATGACTTTGAAATTGAAACGGACGAGGAGATTGACGACCTATGACACAGTTTACTTATAAAAATGACGATGGTATGTACGATGTAGAAAAATTAAATGACACTGGTAAAGTAGCTTTTAATTATCTTGCCGAAGTACAAGCTGAAATTAAATCGCTTACTAAAAGGATTGATGTTTTAAATGCAGCAGCTAAAACATACAATGATATGTTGCAGGAGAACTTAGATCCTGAAGCCTTAATAACTGAGGAGGAACCGGAAGAGTCTTAAAACAACGGGGGTTTAAAAGCCCCCTTTTTTTCAATCAAGGAAAGTACAATGGGATTTGTTAAATATAAGCAACCATGTATAGAATGCGGCGGTAGTGATCCAGTATCCATCAACGATAACGGCACTGCTATTTGTTTTAATTGCAGGAAGTGGTATAGAAATTACGAGGCTGAGACTAAGAACGCTACTGCACCTGTAGTAGTCAGCTTAAAGGAAACAAAAAACAATATGAAAATGGAATCATCAGGAGATTTCAACGAGTTAATTGATAGAAACATAGGCTTAGTCACTGCTAAAAAGTACGGAGTTAAGTCCGTTATTTCAGGAGGTCAGGTCGTACAACATTCTTATCCTTATTATATAGCTAATGAAATTGCTGGCTATAAAGTTAGGGATAAAGATAAAATGTTTTCATGGAGCGGTAACTCTAAAGGCACCGGCCTTTTTGGAGAGCAATTGTTTCAGAACAAAGGTAAGTACATTACTGTCACTGAAGGCGAGTGTGATGCTATGGCAGCTTACGAGTTGCTTGGGTCTAAGTGGCCTGTTGTATCACTAAAGAATGGTGCAAGCGGCGCTCCCCAAGACTTTAAAAACTCGCTAGAGTTCTTAGAGAATTTCGATACAGTAGTAATAAACTTTGATAATGATAAACCCGGAAGGGAAGCAGCGCGTAAGGTTGCTAAACTTTTAACTCCGGGCAAAGCTAAAATCTTATACATGCCTGATGAGTATAAAGATGCTAACGACATGCTCAAACAATTCAAGCAGGGTTTATATGTTACTGCTTGGTGGGCAGCTAAGACTTACACACCCTCCGGTGTAATGAACCTATCAGATAATCTCGACAAACTTAAGCACCGTGCAAGGAAAGAATGTATTGCTTATCCTTGGGAGGGCTTAAATAAAAAGCTCTACGGTATACGACAAGGTGAGCTTATTACTTTGACAGGCGGTACAGGCTTAGGTAAGTCTAGTATAACCCGTGAGCTAGAGCACTGGCTTATTGGTAATACAAAAGACAACGTAGGTATCTTGGCTTTAGAGGAGGATTGGACACGCACTGCTGATGGTATTTTATCTATCGAGGCTAACACCCGTCTATACATTGATGAGGAGCGTGATGCTTACGGACAAGATAAATATGCAGAACTGTCTGATAATTATTTTAACGGAGAAAACAAAGACCGTGTATGGATTCATGCTCACTTCGGTGCCAATGACTTTGACGATATACTTAGCAAGCTTAGGTATATGATTATAGGTTGTGAGTGTCGTTGGATTGTTGTCGATCACTTGCACATGCTCTTGTCATCCTTAGTTTCTGGCGATGAACGTACTGGTATTGATAATATTATGATGCGGCTACGTAAACTCGTTGAAGAAACAGGCGTTGGCATGATTCTAGTGTCTCATCTAAGAAGGGTTGAGGGTAACAGAGGACATGAGAATGGTATAACTGTATCGCTAAACCATCTCAGAGGCTCTCAAAGTATTGCTCAACTAAGTGATTGTGTCATTGCACTTGAGCGGGATCAGCAATCTGAAGACCCTCAGGAAGCTAACACAACACATCTTAGAGTTCTTAAGTCTAGGTATACTGGCGATGTTGGTATGGCTACACACTTGTTATACGAAAAGGATACAGGTAGACTTAAAGAAGTAGAACTAACAGAAGATGACTTCGAGGAAATAATATGACTTCTTATGTATTCGACATTGAAACAAACGGGCTTAACCCCACTAAAATATGGTGTGCTTCTTTGTTAGACGTAGACACTAAAGAACAGTTCAACTATGGGCCTGACGCTTTAGACAAAGCACTAGATAGTTTACAAAATGCTGACAAGCTTATCGGACATAACATATTGGGGTTTGATATTCCTGTAATAAAAAACTTAACAGGCATTGATCTTTTCGATAAAACTATAGTAGACACGTTGGTCTTATCTAGGTTGTTTAACCCTGTAAGAGAAGGCAACCACGGCTTAGAGCGTTGGGGCTATCACTTAGGCTGTCCTAAAATAGACTTCCATGAATACGACACGTACTCAACAGAGATGCTTAAGTATTGTGAACAAGATGTGTATCTTAATTACAGAGTCTATATGGCTTTGAAAAAAGAAAGCGCAGGGTTTACTAAACAAAGCGTTGAACTTGAGCACAGCGTAGCCTTACTACTAAACAAGCAGAGGCAGCATGGGTTTCTTTTAGATCAAGAGAAGTGCGGTAGCTTGTTGGAAGAACTAAGCACACTGTCTTTAAATATAGAAGAAGATATTGTTAAGGCAATGGGTAAACCTGCGACAGCTTATGAGCTTCGTCCTAAGTATACACAGGCTGGTAAGCTGTCTAAGCTTGGTGCGATAGTCAACAGCAAAAAGTCTCAGAAGCTTACTGACGAACAGTTTGATTATTTCACAGCTAACAAAGACTCTTATCTAATTGTAAAGACGGAAGATGATTTTAATATTAACTCTCGAAAGCAGATAGGCGAACGACTAATTAAACTAGGCTGGGTTCCTGAAAAATTCACACCTACAGGGCAACCTATAATAGATGAAGGGACTCTTAAGAAAATAAAAGACATACCTGAAGCATTACTGATTGCAAATTACTTTATGTTGCAGAAAAGAATTGCCCAACTGCTCTCATGGTTCAAAGAACTTAACGAGGATACAGGCAGGGTACATGGCTTTGTAAATCACAACGGTACTATAACAGGGCGCATGACTCACCGTAGTCCTAACATGGCTCAGATACCTAGCTCTTCTTCAGAGTATGGTGCAGAGTGTAGGGCTTGCTGGACTGTACCTGAAGGCTATAAGCTGGTAGGTATCGATGCTTCTGGCTTGGAGTTACGGATGCTTGCACACTATATGAATGATAAGGACTATACTAATGAAGTCATTAACGGAGATATACACACCACTAATCAAAAACTTGCTGGACTTGAATCAAGATCTCAGGCTAAAACTTTCATCTATGCCTTCCTGTACGGAGCAGGAGATGCTAAAATTGGGCAAGTGGCTAAAGGAACTAAAAAGGATGGATCAAGACTTAAGAAATCATTCCTTAATAATCTCCCACCACTTAAACATCTTAGAGACAGCGTTAAAAGAGAAGCAGCAAAAGGATATGTCAAAGGATTAGACGGTCGTAAAGTATTTGTTAGGAGTGAACACGCTGCACTCAATACAAAACTACAGAGTGCTGGTGCAATTGTAATGAAACAAGCTCAAGTTATCCTAGCAGATAAGATAAAAGACTTGGATGCTGCGTTCGTTGCCAATGTACACGATGAGTGGCAGATAGAAGTTAGAGCAGATCAAGCTGAGACAGTTGGTAAACTAGGTGTGGAGGCTATTGTAGAAGCAGGACTTCACTTTAATATGGACTGTCCTTTGGACGGTGAATATAATATAGGAGATAACTGGTATGAAACACATTAACCCTCAGACAGGTAGACCTTTTTACTACAAAGATAATCCAGAGGCTGTTAAGAAAAGAGATGAGCGGCGTATGTACTTAGACGGTAAGGAAGTCTCTAAAAAACATGCGCTGCATAAACCCGGAAAGTATAATTCTTTTGAAGATGCAGCGTTCTCAAGTCTTGGCACTTACGCTACCCGTAAGGAAGGCCATGTGTATATTATAAGTAACCCAGCTTGGGAGGGTTGGTATAAAGTTGGCAAGGCTGTTGATGCAGATGATCGTTGTAAGTCTTACAATACTAGCAGCCCTCTCAGGGATTATATTGTTGAGCATAAAGTGTATGTAAAAAATAGAGACAAGGCTGAGAAGCTCGCACATACTTTAGCTATAAAAAAATCTAAGAATTATTCAAGCGAATGGTTCTTGATCTCTTTAAAAGATCTTAAAAATATATTAAACTCATTAGATTCCATTGAGAAAAAACAAGAGGAGAGTAACTGTGTCCAACAAGCCTTCGACTTCTAAGAAACTAGATACCCTAGTAGAAGATATATACAAAAGTTTAGAGCCTTTAAACAACAGAGAATCTATAGAACTATCAGATGAAAACATTGATAGGACTGTTGCAGATTTTAAAGAAGCCCTGATACATTGGGCAAGACCTTCAGATCATAACAAAGAGTTTAGCATCAGGATGTCTAATATTGGCAGACCTGCTAGGCAGTTGTGGTATGAAAAGAAAACTGCACAGGCACCTTCCTTCCAACCTTCAAACCATATTAGGTTTTTATATGGCCACATTCTAGAAGCGGTTGTGCTGATGCTGGTGAGGATGGCTGGACACAAGGTAACTGATGAGCAAAAAGAAGTTGTTGTTGACGGCATCAAGGGACACATTGACTGTAAAATTAATGGGGAAGTTGTCGATATTAAAACAGCAGCACGAATGGGCTTCATGAAGTTTCAGTCAGGAGCTGTAGCCAATGACGATCCTTTTGGATACCTAGCTCAGTTAGCTTCTTATGAAGAGGCTGAAGGAACTGAGAACGGAGGCTTCTTAGTTATGTCTAAAGAGTCTGGGGAACTGTGTTTATACCAACCGGAAGAGCTGGAAAAGCCCAACATCCTAGTTACAATAGGCAACTTAAAGAAGGACTTAGATCAGGCCGTTCCCCCTAAGCGGTGCTACAACACTGTTCCTGAAGGAGCTAAAGGAAACATGGGTCTTCCTAAGCCTTGTTCATATTGTAACTATAAGTTTGAATGCTATGCAGACGCTAATGACGGTAAAGGCTTACGCACTTTTAAATATGCTAACGGCTTTAAATACTTAACAGAAGTTAAAATGTTACCAAAGGTGGAAGAAGTATGAACGCTAAACTTATTAAAAAAATTAACCATAGGGCAATTGAAATATTTATTGAGTGGCTACGTGATCAAATCTCAGAGAAAGAAGGGGCTAAGATTAACCGCAGTAACGTAAAAGATTTCATACCTAAGCAGCAGTACCACTACAATAAAGGCTATAGGCTATCCGCAGCTTCTCCTAGAGGTATCCGTAAAAAAATTAAAAAGAAAATAAAAAAAGGGGCTGTTCTTTCGGACATGACTAAGGAGACAGTGCTTGACAGGCTATAGAAAACCCAGAGTCAAGCGTCCTAATTTAAAACATAAAGGTTATGATTCTATATGGGAGGCTGTTTTACATGAATCAATATTAAAACATTGGGTACATCATGACGATAAGATACACTATATTATAGAGCATACTTATGAACCTGACTTTGTTAAAAAGATAGGAACTAAGAAAATCTTATTAGAATCTAAAGGAAGGTTCTGGGATTTTGCAGAGTACAGTAAATACATCTGGATAAAAAAAACTTTACCTGATAATATTGAACTGGTATTCTTGTTTGCAAAACCTTCAGCACCTATGCCGGGGGCTAAAAGACGTAAGGACGGTACTAAAAGATCTCATGCAGAGTGGGCAGAAGCCAACGGGTTCAGATGGTTTAGCGAAGATACGTTACCAGATTCTTGGATAGATGTTAAAGCTAAAGAGACGGAGGCCTTTGCAAGAAGAAACGATAAGATAGGTGAATACAGTGAACCTTATACAAATTACGGAGAAGATTGAAGTGAAACGACATACTAAAGATAAACTTAATGAAGCCACCCCTGAAGATTGGAACGCTGTTAGGTGGTTGCAGAAAGATGATTCCAAAGAAGATTTAGTCAATAGCCCTGTACATTATAATAAAGGGGGTATAGAATGTATAACCGGAATACAGGCCATGTTAACAGACGAAGAGTTTATAGGTTACTTACGCGGGAACAGCCTGAAGTACCGTTGGCGCTTCCCATACAAAAACGGAATAGAAGATTTAAAAAAAGCAGCATGGTACGAAAATAAACTGTTAGAGGTTTTAGAAAATAATGATAGATAAAAATTATCTGGACAGGAAAACTGAGCGCCGCGATAAGTACAATAAAAAGTATAAAGGAAAAGCTACAAAGTTTCAGAAAAATTTTAAAAACTTAAGGACTGAGGAGCTTAAACAGAAGGAAGCCCAAGAGGACATAGAAGATGCTGAAAAAAAGTAAAGAGTTTGAAATTTTTTGTGGTATGATGTATGCTGAATACTGCGATGAACATAAATCAGACACTAATCAAATGAGATATCTAGAATATACAAAACTATATAACACGTTTTTAAAAAAGGAGTTCGAGAAAAAATATGGATCAATATCAACAGTACATACACAAGAGTAGATACGCACGTTACTTAGATGAGGAAGGACGTAGAGAAACGTGGGCTGAAACAGTCAATCGTTACCTTTCTTTCTTTGTAGAGCGTAATCAACTAGGTGCTTCAGAAGCCGAAGAGCTTTTCAATGCCATCGCTGATCAGGAAGTAATGCCTTCTATGCGTTGCATGATGACAGCAGGGCCAGCCTTACACCGTGACAATGTTGCAGGGTTTAACTGCTCTTACCTCCCTATCGACAGCCCTCGCTCTTTTGACGAGCTTATGTATATCTTGTTGTGTGGTACAGGAGTAGGCTTCAGCGTAGAGCGGGACTACGTAAGCAAACTACCAGAGGTGGCCGACAGCTTCCATGAGACTGACTCCACGGTTGTTGTGTCTGACAGTAAGGTAGGCTGGGCAAGTGCCTTCAGAGAGCTTATCAGCCTCCTGTACGCCGGTAAGATTCCTAAGTGTGACTTGACTAGGGTACGTCCTGCTGGAGCTAGACTGAAGACCTTTGGCGGCAGAGCCAGCGGCCCACAGCCTTTAGCAGACCTGTTTAATTTTACTGTTGATCTGTTTAAAGTTGCTACAGGTCGCAAGCTAACGTCACTAGAGTG